TGCGCGCCGACGACGGCACCCCGATCACCTTCCGCGACATCTGCTGGCACGTCATCAACCAGACGCCCGAGCAGCACCAGCTGGTGCAGGCCAAGAACATGCAGGCGGCGCAGCACGCCCAGATCGGGCAGCTGCACCGCGAGATCAGCCAGCTTGCAACCGGCATCAAGCAGATGCAGTATCAGGCCACGTTCAGCCAGACCCGCAGCGCGCTTGATCGGTACGCCGACGCGCACCCAAGGTTCGACGAGCTGGGCGATCTGATCGAGCAGGAAATCAAGCTCGGCTTCACGCTCGACCAAGCCTACGCCAGAGCGGACAGGCTCCGCCCGGCAACCCACGCGGCTCAGACCCGCACCCCGACGGCTCAGACCCGTACCACCGGCAAGTCGATCAGCGGCGCACCCGCAGGACCCGCGAACGGGGCCGGACGCCCGCAACGACCCGTCGGCCGCCGCGAGGCGATCGCCAGCGCCATCAAGCGCGCGAGCGGCTCGCTCTGACCCTTTGAACCCTCGGGAGCACTCTGATGCCCAACGTCACCACCAATGCGGCCTACCAGCAGATCCTGTCGATGGCGGTCGAGGACCGCTCGTCGTCCTACGAGGACCTCGTCTCCAACAACAATGCACTTCTGGCTGTAATGCGCCGCAAGGGGCTGTGGCAGACCTACTCCGGCCCGCGCATCCGCCAGACGCTGCAGATCGGCAAGCAGGTCGCGCAGTGGTATTCCGGCTACGACCAGCTGCTCAACCCCGCGATCGACCTGTTCAACGACGCCTTTTTCGACCCGAAGATGGTGGTCGTGCCGATCGTCCTGAGCATGCAGGAGATCCTTAACAACCAAGGTGAGAACCAGCTCGAGGACGTGCTCGACGCCTACATGGAGGCGGCCGAGCGGGCGCTGGAAGATGCCATGGACGCAGGGCTGTACGGCGACGGCACCGCCAACGGCGGCAAGCAGATCACCGGGCTGGCCACCGCGGTGCCGATCGTGCCGACCACCGGCACCTACGGCGGCATCGACCGTTCCCTCGCCACGATCTGGCAGACCAAGACCTACGACGCGCACACCTACTCCGCCGCGATCGGAACGCAGGTCAACGCCACCACGGTCAGGCCGCTGCTCAACGCGGTGATGACCAAGCAGAGCCGCAACCGCAACTACGCGGACCTGCTGATCATGAGCCCGGAACACTACGCCGCCTATGATGCGGCCACGGTCGCGATCCAGCGCCAGCAGGGCGAAACCAGTCTCGGCAAGCTCGGCTTCACGGCGCTGGAGTATATCGGCGGCGGCAAGCGCGCCGAGATCGTGCTCGACGGCGGCATCGGCTCGAACATGCCGGCCAACACGACGTTCGGGCTGAACACCGACACCTTCCGGCTCCGGTATCACCCCTCGCGCAACTTCGACAAGCTGTTCGAGGGCGAGGGCCAGATGCCGATCGATAAGGATGCCATCGCTCAGTTCATCGGCTGGATGGGCGAGCTGACCATGGTCAATCCGCTGTTCAACTGGAGGCTCTACGACAGCGTCCCGGCCTCCTGATCCATTGGGGCGCGGGGAACCCCCCAATCCTTCCATCCCCGCGCTCCGACACCCGGGGCCGCCGGCCGTTCAGTGACGAGCCTGTCGGGCGGCGGCTCCGCCCATTTCACGTGAAATACGGAGCTACGGATGCAGACGAGCCAATTCCGCCACCCCGACGACGCGCTGGTGGCGACCTTTCGCAACATGGCGCTGAAGAACGAGGCGCGCAGCGCGGCCGAGGGCCGGCCGATCTACGAGGACATCGAGGTGGTCGAGGTGCGCGTGCCCGGCTCGCGCAACTGGACGCCCTACCCGGCAGCGTCTCACTCGCACTGGGAGGTCAATCAATTCACCGGCGAGCAGACCTCGCGCACCTACATCGAACGCTTCCCGCGCCAGTACGCGCAGTTCAAGGCGCAGATGCAGCAGACCAAGACCGGCACGCCGCTCGACCACGCCCCGTTCCTGTCCGAGGGCAAGCGCGCCGAGCTGCGCGCGCAGAACATCTACACGGTCGAGCAGCTCGCGATCATCGACGGGCAGGAGCTGAAGAACCTCGGGCCGCACGGCCGCGACTTCAAGAACCAAGCCGCCGACTATATCGAGCAGAGCAAGAGCAACGCGCCGAACACGCAGCTGGCGCAGGAGCTGGAGGCGCTACGCGCGCGTAACGCGATCCTTGAGGAAGATAACGAGGCGCTGAAGAAGTCCGGCGGCGAGGGCCAGTTCAAGGAGATGACCACCGACCAGATCCGCGACTACGTCACGGCGCACACCGGCCAAGAGCCGATCGGCAACCTGAACCGCAAGGCGCTGGTGCGCATGGCACTGGAAGCGCGACCCGACAAGGCGGCCTGACATGAGCCTGCTGACGGTGGTGAAGGACGTCTGCGCCACCGTCGGCGTGCAGGTGCCGCAGACGGTGTTCGGCGGCATCGCCAACAATCGCACCATGCAGGAGATGCTCGCGCTCGCCAACGAGATGGGCCAGCGCATCGCCTACGACACGCGCGACTGGACGACGCTGAAGGTGCTGGCGACGTTTCCCGGCGACGGCGTGCAGACGGTCTTTCCCCTCCCGGCCAACTACAAGCGCATGCTGCTGACCGCGAACGTCTGGTCATCGGTCAACACCCAGACGCCGATGATGTTCGTGCCCGACAGCGACGAGTGGATACAGCGCCGCCTCAACAACACCACCGAAGGGCGCGGCGAGTGGACGATCATGGGCGGGCCGCAGATGATCATCTGGCCCGCGATGGGCCTCGGCGCCGACGCTCGTTTCGCTTACCTCGACAAGAATTGCGTGGCGCTCGCCGGCGGCGGCTTCGGCGACAGCTTCATGGCCGACACCGACAGCTTCCGGCTCGACGAGCGGCTGCTGAAGCTGGGCATGGTCTGGCAGTGGAAGGCGCAGAAGGGATCGCCCTACGCCGAGGACATGGGCAGCTACAGCGACGCGCTCGCCAACATGATGGGCCACGACGCGCCCGCGCCGATCCTGATCGACCGCCGGCCGATGTCGCACCACAACCGCGGCGTCGCCTACCCGTGGCCGGTCCCGACATGAGCGCGCACGCCGCCTACCGCCGCCAGCCGGTGCCGGGCAACTACGCGCAGGCGCTCAAGACCGTGACCCTGCCGGCCCCGACCCGCGGGCTCGTGCAGCATGAGAACGACGCCTACATCGGCCCCGGCGCCGCGATCGTCTCGGACAACTGGTTTCCTACCATGAAGGGCGTCAAGCTGCGCGGCGGCTCGATGCGCTACGCCACGCTGCCCGACGCCGTGCCGGTGATCTCGTCGTTCGAGTATGTCGACACCGCCCAGCACCGCATGTTCGCGGCGCAGGCGACCAAGGTCTACGACGTCACCACTGGCGTGCCGGCGGCGATCGCCACCGGGCGCACCAGCGGCAACTACTCCGCGACCGTGCTGGCCAACCTCGGCGGCTACTGGGGCCTCGCGGTCAACGACGCGGGCGACCCGGTGCTGCGCACCAAGGACGGCATCACGTGGGCCGAGCTGCTGCCGCCGGCTGTCCCGGCGGACGGCGCCAGCGCGATCACCGGGCCGGTCGGCTCTCCGGTCGAGTTCGGCCGCAACCTGACCTACGTCTGCAAGTACCGCAACCGGCTGTTCTTCATCGAAAAGCGGTCGATGAACGTCTGGTATCTCGGCGTCGACGCGGTCGGCGGCACGCTGACCAAGATCCCGATGAGCGGCGCGGCGACGCGCGGCGGCTACCTCATGTTCATGAGCAACTGGTCGATCGACGCCGGCGACGGCATCGACGACAAGCTGGTGGTGGTGACCTCCGAGGGCGAGGCGCTGATCTGGACCGGCAACAATCCCGGCGACAGCGCGAACTGGCGGCAGGAGGGCCGCTACTTCGTCGGCAAGCCGCTCGGGATGAACGCGCACGAGCAGGTCGGCGGCGACCTGCTGATCCTCACCGTCGAGGGCGTCGTGCCGATGAACCAAGTGATCACCAAGTCGGCGGGCGAGATGGAGCTGGCAATGGTCAGCCGTGCCATCAAGCGGATGTGGCGCGAGGAAGTCGCGATCAACACCACCTACCCGTGGACGATCCGGCGCTGGGACGAGTATGGCGGCATCTTCATCACGCTGCCCGGCGGGCGGCCGGGCAACCAGTATTGCCTCGCCATGAACAGCGCCACCGGCGCCTTCGCGCGCGGCGTCGGCTGGGACGCGCTGTGCTTCCTGCGCCAGCGCGCCAACATGTTCTTCGGCACGCGCGACGGCCGCATCATGCAGATGGAGCGCAGCGGCTCCGACGACGGCCTGCCCTACGTCGCCACGCTGGTCGGCGGCTGGGAGATGTTTCAGGCGCGCTCGATGACGGTGCACTGGCGGCAGGCGCGCGCGATCTTCACCACGTCCGCGAGCGAGCCGTTCATCCCGCAGCTCGACGCCACCACCGACTACATCGTCGAGATCCCGCCGCCGCCGCAGCCCGGTCCCGACCCGGGGCCGGCCGACGTCTGGGACGAGGCCGCGTGGGGTCCCGACATGGGTGGACCGCCGCCGCCGGTGCCGACCACGCCGCAGCGCGACGCTTACGGCCAGTGGGACCAGCCGGCGCGCAACCGGCCGGCCAACCGCAACACCATGTGGGTGAGCATCGGCAAGACCGGCTTCTCGCACGCGCCGATCGTGCAGGTCACCGTCGCGCAGCAGGCCAAGCCCGACGTCGAGCTGGTCGCGATCGCGGCCACCTTCGAGGTCGCCGGCACCAACGTCTAGGAGGCGGCCCATGTCGGACTACGGCTTCGCATCGCCCCCGACCGGGTGGGGCATCACCCCGGCCGACACCGCCGAGGCGCGCCGCCGCGCGATCGTGCAGGCGCTGATCGAGCAGGAGGGCGAGCAAGGCATCCCGTTCGGCGCCGAGGGCGGCGACGGACTGGCCGGGCCGGCGCCCGGCGCGCCCGCCTTCGATTGGGGCGGGCGAGACTACGATAAGGGCGCGCCACTGCCGGACAACATGAACCCGGAGCTGTCGCAGCCGTCGGCGCCGCCTCCCGCAGCGCCGCCTCTCGCAGCGCCGCCTCCCGCGGCGCCGCCACCGTCAGCTCCACCGCCATCCGCGCCGCCGCCGAGCGCGCCTCCGCCCGCACAACCGGACGCGCCGGTTGATGCACCAAACGCAAATACATCCCTCGCGCCAGCCGATCGATCCAACAGCGTCGCCAATGCGACCGGCATGATCGGCGCCCCCGGCTTCAGCATGACCGCAGGTCGCGGCCTGATCGCGGGCAGTCCGTCCATTGCCACCGACCGCGATCTGTCCGGTGGCGGTCTGCTTGGCATCAGCACCGGCAACTTTGGCGCGCCCGCCGCAGGCAACCTCGCCGGGGCACCCGGCAACAGCGGCCTCATGGGCCCCGGCAGCATGACCACCGGCCAAGGCTTCGGCGGCTCGATTGTCGGCGGCGCTGGACGCGGCGGCGGCATGGGAACAACCGGCACGCCCGGTCTCTCCGGCAACAACGGCCCCGGCGCCGCCTTCTCGCAGGGCGTTCCCGACCCCGACGCGGAGAGCCAAGCCGACCAGAGCGGGCGCGGCTTTGCCGGCAGCATCGTCAGCCCGAGCCTCGGCAATATCGGCCTCGGCAACAGCGCCGCGATGGGCACCGGGCCGCAGGGGCAGGGGCTGGGGACGGAGGGCAGCGGCTTCAATGCGGGCGGCTACGGGCAGACCCAAGGCGGCACCAGCACCGTCGGCAAGAGCCTTGGCGCGACGTCCACCGGCACCGGCCGCGTCGGTGGCCTCTCCGGTCTCGGTGCCGGCGATCGCGGCGGCAACCTCGGCAGCATGAGCCTCGGCCCCGCGCTGGGTGGGCCGACTGGCCTCGGCAGCATGGCGGGTCAGGCGGGCGGCACTGGCCGCGCGCCTGCATCCGCTTTCCAAGGCGCCATACAGGGTGGTCCCGGCCTCGACACCGGTGGCCCCGGCCCCGGCGGCGCTGGCACCGTTTCCAGTCCCGGAAACTTCAACGCGACCGGACCCAGCGGCGGCCCCGGGTTCAGCGGCATCGGTCGATCCGGCTTCGGCAACGACGATCAGGGCGCCGCTCTCCAAGGGATGAGCCTCGGTGGCGCGGCCGGCGCCGGTGCCGGTACCTCCGGCACGGGCGGCAGCGGTCCCGGCGGACAAGGTTCTGCGGCTGGTGGCCTGACCGGCGGCGGGCAGAGCAGCGGCGGAGGCCAGCAAGGAGGTGGCCAGACTGGTGGTGGTCAGCAGGGAGGCGGACAGCAAGGCGGAGGCCAGCAAGGCGGAGGCCAGCAGGGCGGAGGCTTCGGCGGCCTCGGCGGCATGAGCGGTGCGGTTGGGCTCGGCATCGGAGCCGGCATGGGACCGGGTGGCGGTCTGGCTGTCGGAGGCAGCACCCCCGGCGGTAGTCAGCAGGAGGGCAGCGCCGACGTCAGCGCATCCCCCGGCGACAAGGGGCAAGGCAGCAGCGACAAAGGCGGCCCCGCGCAGGGCGGCAAGGAAGGAGGGCAGAGCGAGCAGGAAGGTTCACCCGCAAGCGGCCTGATGAGCGCGGCGCCTGGTCTTGTGACGGCGAATGCGTCGTTGGAGCAGGGCGGGCCGGTCGACGTCAGTGTGGACGCCGACAGCGATAGCGATAGCGATAGCGAGAGCAGCACCGACACGGGGCTTGGTCTCAGCGGTCTCGGTCTCGACGCTGGTCTCGGCGGTCTTGGTCTTGGTGGTCTCGGTCTCGACGCCGGCATTGGTCTCGACGCCGGCATTGGTCTCGATGCGGGCATCGGGCTCGGTCAGGACGCCTCGGCCGATGCTGGCATCGGTCTTGGCGGTGCCGGTCTTGAAGGTGGAGGCACCGGCCTCGGCCTCGGTGGTGATGCTGGGCTCGGTGGTGGTCTCGGTGGCGGTCTCGGCCTTGGTGGTGACGCGGGGCTCGGTGGTGATGCCGGTGTTGGACTGGGTGGTGGTGATGCCGGTGCTGGACTGGGTGGTGGTGACGCTGGTGTCGGGCTCGGCAGCGGTGACGCTGGCCTTGGTGGTGACGCGGGGCTCGGTGGTGATGCCGGTTCGGGCAGCTTTGGTAGTGGCGACGTTGGTCTAGATCGG